ATTTTACCTGGGATGATTTTGTACAACATCTTCCTGAAGGGTGGAATGGAGTACAGCTGACCAAGGTACAAATGCCTTTCTGCAATCCAGACGGCGACCCAAACTTGGCAATCAAGCTCACCCGTGGCCGCTGGTGGGGAGCATATTCTTTGTTCCGTCGCTCCTATGTTAAACTTCTATTGGATAGAACCTGTATTGGATACAACACCTACAACCTTGATTTGATTGATCTTTATGGAGATCAGTATGGCCCTATCATTGAAAATCTCTTGTACCTGCAAGCCGCTGGCATCTATAATTTTCCAATGTTGGTTGAACATGACAAACTCGGCACCACTTTTGAAAACAAAAACGTTATCACAGAAGGCGCAGAAGTTGCAAATGATTCGCAGTATTGGTCGCATCGAGTGGTTGCCAAACAATGGCGTCTGAATGGAGCAACTTTGGATTTCAAAGATGCCATGATTGTATTGAACTAACTCAATGCCAGTGTTCGAAAGTCCTGATGGTGGTAATACTGTGTACTCTCGTGAGCCAGGATCAGATTATCGTGAGTTAGTCAAGATTCCGGATGCTAGAACACATGATGGCAGACCGCTACACGAACACATTATGGAATCAAAACTGTGGGGTGATATCCGCCGAGCAGCCGAAACCAATCCTGCTTTACAAGATGCCCTAGAACGTGCTATAATGATCTATCACTTGACCAACACAAAATAATGGATAAACTAAACATCATCAATGAAATGCGGCAAATGGACGCAAAGAATCGAGCATTCTACGATGAGCTTACAATTGAGGAACGCAAGAAGTTTTCAACATTCCTTATGGTACGTTGGGGCAGCACAGTGAGTGGTAGCCAAGAACTGCAAGAATACTATGTACAAAGCGTAAATCATTATCTCAACAAACACTTCTTTACCATGCACAAGCATCCTAAACTGCAATGGCTTATGGCCACAGCAGCTAGCCCAGGAATGGGCACTCCGCGGCATGATTGGATTTCACTCAAGAAGAAAGAAGCTGGAGATTTGGCCATAAAGAAACAATTGCGTGAGTTATATCCGCATTTCAAAGAAGATGAAATTGATTTGATGGCCACAATGACCACCAAAAAAGAAGTCACACAACTCATACGTGACCATGGCGACCTCAAGTAATTTCACATGTAAGTATTGCAATCGATCATTCAGCAAGGAATCTAGTCTGAGTGTGCATGTGTGCGAACAGAAGAAACGCTATCAAGAATCTTCGGAACGTGGCGTGCAATTGGGCCTGCAAGGCTACTTGAAGTTCTACGAATACACCCAAGGATCGGCCAAAGCCAAGACTTGGGATGACTTTGCCACATCACCTTACTATCGTGCATTTGTCAAATGGGGTCGATATTGTGTAGATGTGCGAGTAATCAACCCTGTTCGTTTCATAGAATGGTTGTTGAAGAACAACAAGAAGATTGACAACTGGTGTAGTGATAAACTATACACAGAGTATCTTGTGGAGTATGTGCGTCGAGAAGCTGTGGATGATGCGTTGTCTCGTGCAATCGAACACGGTATGAACTGGAGCGAAAAACAACATGCACCGGCGCATGATTGTTTACGCTATGGCAGTGCAAATGCCAATTGCTATGCAATCACCACAGGTAGGATCAGTGCTTGGGTGATTTACAATAGTGAGTCCGGACAGAAGTTCTTGAGTGAACTCAATGCAGAACAAGTGGCTATGATATGGCCTTACATTGATTCGGACATCTGGCAAAAGAAGTTTGCTGATCACCCCGAGGATCAAGCGTATGCAAAAGAAATTTTAACAAAAGCAGGATGGTAATATGATCAAAGGTTTACAAGGTGACTCGTACATAGTTGTCAATGGTGGCGACATTGCGGTACCGTATGTAACACAAAATACAAACAATCCCATACAAGGTATGATACGTATCAACGGCAATGTTATGGAAACATTTGACGGGTCAAGATGGATGCCTATGAATACCAGCTATGCAACAGTGATGCTCAAACCCGAGTATGCCATTGTATTAGAATGGGCTGCAAAGAAAATGCAACAAGAAAAAGAAATACAAGCATTGGCTGCACAACATCCAGCAATCGCCGATCTAGTGGATGCTGTGGACAAAGCTGAGGAACAACTGCGTATGACAGCAGCATTGGTAAAGATATGAGCGCAGACATTGACATCGACGTGCCCAATAGAGATGCTGTGCTGGCATTGATCCAGCACACAGTGGCACGGCAAAGCAATGGCAAAAAACACAACTCAGGAATCTACATTACAGACATACCACGTGATCCTGTTGTAGGTTGCGCAGCCATTGATTACGAAACAGCCGAAGCCCGTGGTTATTTCAAAATTGACTTGTTGAACATGAGTGTGTACAACTTGATTCGTGACCCTGCACATTATGAACAGATGTTAGCAGCCACACCACCTTGGGATAGACTATGGCAGGAGCCAGACTGGGCTAGTAAACTGATACACATAGGCAACTATCAAGCATTGCTAAAGAGTATGCGACCAGATTCAATTCCTAGAATGGCAGCATTTATTAGTGTGATACGTCCGGGCAAAGCACATTTGCAGAATCAGCCTTGGCCCGTAGTGTTTGACTCAGTGTGGGATGGTGATCTCAGCAGAGGTTACACGTTTAAAAAAGCACATTCCATTGGTTATGCAGCATTGGTGGCGCTACATATGAATTTACTCAATTCGCCTCACTAAAGTGATGCTCTTTCGTTTGCTTTTTCTACGGGCAATATCGTTCAAGCTGCATACAGGACCGTGCAGTATTTCCAAGTCCTTGTTTACAAACGTTCGTAAACAGCCACGGAATTCATCCCATTCACCACGCAGGAATATGTTAATGGGTATTGATCGATTGGATTCCCACCACCAGGTGTTGGCCAAATCCAAGTAACGACGTTTTTGCTCTAGATCTTTTACATTTCCAAAGTCATAGATGGTGGTGATTATATCATCTCTATTCTGTACAATGCCCACATATTCGTTGGTGGCATACACACACAGCGTTATAAATGGATATTTGTCAGCAAGTTTTTGAAATAAGTCTCTGCCCATATTATACTATTTCGGATATTTATACCAAGAGACTCTAGGTAAATATCATTGGAGCGCCATATGTATTCAACTCAGATCTATATCTATCAGCAAATCCAACGAGTGTTGGTCTTGGATTCCAGCGGTGCTTATTTTGACCGGAGGTGGGACCCTGTGTACGCTAAAAAATTAACCATCAACAAAGGTGTTGACAACGTGATCTTGTTTGAGTTTGTTAATCAAGACCAAAAGCCTGTGAACATCACAGGAAGTGACTTACGATTCAAATTGATCAATCTAGCAGGTACTGCACAGTTGATCGAAAAAGACATGGTCATCATCAGCGCACAGTACGGACGTGCCAAAATCACATTGACCTCTGCAGAGACTTCTGAATTTCCACCCGAACCCAGCAGCTACAGTATAGAACGTACCAGTGGCAATCTAGTGGAGGCTGTGTTTGTGGATGCACAAGCACAGGCTCGTGGTGATGTAGATATCGTAGACTCAGTAAAGCCTGCTTTTGTTCCCAGCCACTTGGTAACTATACCCAACATCTACGGTCCAGAAGCATTTCTAGATCCTGTATTCAGTGCCAACTATCCAGACTGGGCATTAAATCCACCAGGTGCATACGGAAATGTTTACAACGACCCGCAACGATTCAGTAGTCATGTGAACAGCAATGGAACCAGTTTGACCACATTTCAAATGGAGATGGATCACTTCACTGGCAATGTCAAAGCACAAGGTGCGCAAACATATGAATCAGTTTGGGTAGATGTTACTGAACAGCAAAGTTATTACAATAAAACTGGTACGGACTATATCAATGTATTGGGATATCATCCTTTGTTGAGACTTGTGGCAGATCAATGGCCAGGTACAGAACAGGTACAATTGGCCACAGCCACAGCATATGGGGCCAACGGAGTGATCACAAGTATAACTGTGACACAGTCTGGATACGGATATCTAGCGCCACCACGTGTGAACATCATTGGTCTGGGTGCGGGTGCTGTGGCCGAGGCAGAAATTGAAGGTACCTCAGTAAGTGCCATAAATGTTATTAATGGTGGTCAAGGCTATGTTAGTAACCCACAGCAAAGCAACCAAATTGCTGCGGTCAGTCTAAATCGTGGAGCCATTGTAAGCATATTAGTTAGATGAAATATAAAAAAATTGTAGGATTTGGTGATTCGTGGATGTATGGTGACGAGCTGTTGGATCCAGAACTGATTCGCCGATCTCCGGACGCACATTCATGTTGACACAGAATAATCAGTATCGTAATCGGCATAACTTTCTAGGACTGGTAGGGCAGCATTATGGCGTGCCCGTGGAGAATTTTGGTATCGCCGGCGGCAGCATGCAAAGTTCCATCTGGACATTCCAATGGTGGTTGGATCATGAACCCTGCCCAGAAGAATGTTTGGTCCTGGTAGGTCATACAGATTCAGATCGATTGAGTTTTTACAATCCCAATCATCAAACTTACAGCAACGACCCGCCGTGGAATCGATTCGTTCACTCCACTTGGGTGGAGTTTGGATCTAGCGTGGTGCCTGCAGAATTTAGAACCATGATCAAACAGCAACTGGTATTGACCAACTGCCGGGAACTGAGTCGACTGAATTACCAGCATACAGTACAGTTCTTTGATGGGGTAGCGGCTCGAAAGAATCTTAGCATGATGCAATTCCACGTCATGCCCGCCGAAGTCAAGATGGATCTGCCCACAATCATCTGGCCAGATTTCTCTACCACCCGATGGTTTCGAGATCACCCAGGAAACCAACAGCGCGAACTGATCATGCCCGGCGGCCATCCCAACGAGATTGGGCATGCGATGATATCAGAAAAGTTGATTTCTACCATAGACTCTGCTACAATGTAAGGATGTTCAACATCCTTGGTTATCTGCCTGCGAAACGAAAAGCCACGCCCTCAGGTTGGGTATCGTTTAACG